AGTTGAGCGGATACCTGTTGGCGCGCCTGAGCTTCCGTCACCCTGAAGTGCCGCGTTATCAAGACCAGTCGCGATTGCGCGAGTAAGGTCGTTACGGATCAGGTTTTCAACGTCGAGTGAAGACTGAGTGAGTAGAATCTTGGTTGCTTCAGTGGAAACCGCCAAGTGCTTCGCAGTCATAGTCACTGCGTCTACTGTCATTTCATCTTCAGATGCGTTACTGCCTTCACTGGCGATGAACGATGCAGCTGCTACGCCAGACTGACGTGGAATCTTCACGTCGCCGACCAAGCCGTTCAACATAGTTGCGCCAGCTTGCATGACAGATGAAGCATTCCGCAGTGCTTCGATGAAGTCACCAGCGCGGAAGTCCTGACCGATCAATCCTGTATCGTCTGAAGAGTTAAGGTCACGCTTCATGACTTCGAATGGTACGACGAAGCCTTCACCGCGTGATGCAGCGTTTGATACTTCGAACTCGAAACCAGCGGCTTCCTGAGCACGGCGATCGTGCGGGTTGGCCAGTGCGTTCAATGCGCGCACCAGTGAGAAATTGCGAACTTCCTTCGCAGTCATTCCGATTTCGTTAGACATCTCTGTCTCCTTAATTGGCTCATATTTGAATGTAGAACGTACTGAAGATTTGAACTCATCTGCTGACTTGCCTTCAGCGATTGCGTCTTCGGCCTTAGCCTCTGCGCGATACGCCTTGCCTAGTGCACGAATGCGCTCATCTTCTCTTGCGCGAGCAGTCTCGGCTTCCGCAATTTCGTCAACAACCTCTTCTGAATCAACGGCCTCTGTCTCTTCGACTTCAGATGCCACCTCTTCAGATTCGATTGCTTGCTCAATCACTTCCTCTTCAACCTGCTCCGAACGGATTTCATCAGACATTGCTGAATCCTCTTTTGCAGTTTGTGAATCCGTTGAACGACCAACGTGTGCATTAACGTCTGCAGGCACGCTAACCACGCTTGCTTCCAACGGTTGCCAAGATGTCACGCGGTACAGATTCCCATCCTCGCCACGCTCATCTTTCTTCATCTGATTGACTCGATAACCAACCGAAATATTCGACCGGATACCGTCAACCACATCGCGGAATACTTCATCAGCCAGTGCACCTCTCCCGAAGCGAACCACCGCCAGCATCCGACTGCCGCGCTGATCAATTTCCACCGATTCAATTTTGCCGATCTGCTGGCTCATATCATGATCCAATAGCAACGGCGCACGACCAGAGTTAAAGAAATCCATCTGGATTGATCTTTCACTGTGGTCCAAAACTTCCATACCGAACCCGCGCTCAACCGGCGTCTCAGTTGAGACAACGATACGAACCCGACGGTTCTCTTCATCAATGACATCCGCACCCATATCGGCTGCGCGATGCGATAGGTCAGAAGGCAGCAAACGCTCTTCTGAGACCTCTTCGGCGTCATCTTGAACTTCCTCTGGCATGACGTTCATGCCTTCGTACATCTCAGACTTTCCGTATTTGATGATGATCGAATCTTCATCTTCGGTAATCTCAATGATGTGCCGCTTGTCCATACGCTCGCCGGTTGCTTCCTCGAACTTGATCGGGTCCATTTCGTTCTCCGCTAACCAATCTAATGCTTGCCCCATTGTAAACAGTTCGGAGTCAAAGCGCACACTCTGCAATTCTGAGATGCGCTCATCGTTCTCCGTGTAAACGCCAAAGATGAAGTCAATACCTTCACCGCCGGCGTTGTTTTCCCTGCGGAACTCATCGTACTTCGCCGGGTCTTGTATCCGCGCCGCATGCTCGTTTGGATATGGGCGCTCCTCTTTGTCTTTGTACCCGCGATCATCGTCTGATGCTTCTGGGTGTCCTTCCGGCAGCAAGTCGGTGTCATGCTTGCCGCCTTGGAAGCGACCGTTGCGAAGACAAAACAAAAGAGAATTGACGCGGGCCATAGCCCACTGTTCAGCCGATTGAACGCCAGGGCGAACCGAGCCGGGGTTCGTGTTATATGCGCCAATCCCCCGGAGATATGATTCCGCCAACATGCCAAGCGTTGCGCGCTTGGTTGGGTCGTCGCCGTGCTCTTCGTTGTGCTCTTCAACCTTGTTCTCTAATGCAGTGCGTGCGTTCTCGCTTAAATCGGAAATCGCGCGCTCCTCTTTTTTGCCTTCAAGTTTTTTGATCAGTTCCAAAATCACATCCTTCATGCGCTGCTCGCCGAGCGTACCAATCACGCCCCACTTCATCTGCGCCACAACACCGCCAACATTCGACCGGTTTGGTTCCAGATCGCCATCCTCGAACTGCGCACCATCTTCAAAGTGACGCGCTGCCCACGCTTCGCGCTCGCGTATCCAATCCAATACCGCCGTGGATTCAGAGCCGCGGCGTGCGCGACCCCAAAGATTGAACGCTTCATTGCCGCGGATATTGCCGCCAAGCTCCCAGATTTCTGGGTTGAACTCTTTGATGTTCTCGGCAAAGTCGCGGTCGAACTGTGGATACTGGCTGTTGCGAAGCGATACCTTCAGGTCGTCGCCTTCAGTTGGAAAATCAGTCGCCATCATCGCCTCCGGTTACATCTGGCTCAATCGGCATCTGTGCAGCTGCAAAAGGCTCTAATGCAAAAGTTATGCCAAACTGTTCCGCGAGTTGTTTATCGCGCGCAATCTGCGCCATTGTTTCTTCGACGTCGCGACCATATTGATTGGCAATATCCTGCATTGTTAAGACGCCGCTTTTCAGTCCAAGGATGGACGCTTCCATTTCTTTCTTCGGATCGACCCACTGCCAGCCGCGGCCACGGAACTCTGCGCCGTCAATCCACTTGTCGAACTTCTCAATCGGCAGATTAACCTTTTCGTCTGAGATTGTAGCGCGCAGCCAAGCCTCAAAAACCGGCATGATGAAGTGCCGGATCATGAAGCCTTGGAGCGCTTTATAATTATCCCGGTCTGCCAGAGCGCCCTGGCGAATTGATGAATAACTGACCGACTCCAAATCGTTCGCCAGATCGATATACGATACGTTCAACGACGATGCAATGCCCTTCAAGATTTGGCGTTCGAAGTCTGCAAAGTTGGTCGTTGGATTGTGCGGATCGAAGGCCTCAAACGAAACGCCTTCCGGCAGCTGATGCAGTGTGCCTGGCTCGAAATCGACCAGCGGCACATCATTGTCATAGTCATCCGCCGGAAAGTTCTCACCCGCGGGTGTCGTAAAGAATCCCATCTTCGACGCGCTGGCGCGCTGATTGACAAGGCTAGCTTCACGCCATCCGTTCAACATCTTCAGCGGCGCTGCAACTGACTGCAACCACGGAACGCCTCGCGTCTGACCGGCGCGCTCTTGATCATAAATGTGAATGACCTTTTCCGCCGGAATGCGCATGCGCTTGATGTTCGATTTCTTCATATTGAAGATGTCATCGCCTGGGTGATTCTCGAACACGTGGTATGCGACCGGGCGGCGTGCGTCGTTCAATTCAACGCCCATCCGAACTTCATTGCCGTTTTGCAATGTGCCGTTGTACGTCTCATCAACCTGATCTGGCTCGATGAACTGAATCTGAATTGATGGCATTCCCGGCTCATTGCTTTCATGCAGCACAACGATCGCTTCTCCGTCACGCGCCACAGATGAAATCACGAAGTTCTGAGCGTCCACAAAATCCATACGCCCATCGATCGTCGGCGCACCCAGCTTTGTAAACTGACGCCAAGCGCGCTCAATCTGATCATTCGCCACAATATCAAGAACGCCATTTGGCTCTCGTGCTTTCATCTGCAATGAAATTCCGCGCTCGCCAACGACGTTGCGTTCGAGCAGCTTTATGTATCGGCGTGCATATTCATTGTTTCGCGCCAAGTCACGGCAACGCTCGCGAATCAGTTTCAGCTGATGCCGGATCTCCGCATCTGCCGAGTTGTCATTTGATTTCCAATCACCAAAAAGGCGGCCTGTTTCCGCCGCCTTGTAGATGCGATGCTGTATTTTTTGAGTCTTCGGGGTCGTGCGCTTTGCATCATCGCGCTTCCGAAAAATGTCCAGCAAACCCATATTCAAAATCTCGCTTTAATCGTGAACGGATTTTTCTTGCCCATCTTGGCGTTCAGTTTGGATCGCTCCAGCGCCACGCGAGCCTCGAAATATTCCAGAAGCCTTGTCAGTTCTTCTGTGTCCATTTTTGTAATCTGACGCCCGGCGATTGAAAAACTTGAGACGTCTTTTGTCAGACGCCCCTCGAAAAGTGCCTTGATGTTATCCAGCGCCTTTTGCTCAAAAGAACGTGGATCGGCTGTGTCAGTGTCCCGATCCGCGATGACTTCCCAGTATCCCTCATCAACTTTGACGCGCTCACTGTCTGAGTCGCGAACAATGTACGCTTGCCATAAATAAACGCCGCTGACATAACTTCCGGTCGTCGCGCTATCGAGTTGCACAAGATAATCATCGCCGCTTGCAGTGGCCGTGACTTCGATCTCAACTGCAGATGATGCTTCGAGACGCGCTGAGTATTTCAGGGTGAATGAATCGTTGGCATATACTTCGCCAAGATCAGTGCGCTTCCATTGCGTAAAGTCGCCAGACTGAATTTCAGCTGGTTCATTCGTCGGCGCATTTGCGGAATCAAATAAATTTTCCATTACCAACCTTTGACAAAATTTTGCCTGTTCGGTCTAACCCTTTGACTGCGCTCCGGTTTCTGCTTTTCCGATCGCGTCTTCGGCGAAAGCCGATTGATATTCACCGCGAGTATACCGTATGCGGCCCAAGCATACACCCTGCAATCTAGCGCTTCGTTCCGTTTTCTGGTATTGACCCATACTCGCTGCGCATGACCGCGCTGATAACGTGTGACCAGCTTTTCCGCCGTCAGCTGTTTGAAGTATTCATCGGATCGTTGTGGAAAGTGGCAATAGCCGGGGCCGGGTTCGTCGATCTTGAGTCGTGACATCACTAGCTGCTTGGCCGTATCAACGCCAACCGGAAACAGTTTGACCTTGCCGATGTTTGATTTGGTCGGTTTGCCCACCAGTGGTCGGCCCGATCCGGCGATACCCTTTATCGCATAAATGCGATGTGCTTCCCGCATCTTGCAGTACTGATAAACCCGCTGGGTGTGATGTCCCCCTGAGTCAATACAAGTTGCTCTGAGATGCATCTCGCTCCCATCGGATTTGGTATATCCGCCAAGCAATACGCCATCAAGGTCATCCCACAAGACGTTTGAAGATGGGTCTCCATATAAGACGTGATAATCAACTGACCAAGTTTCTTCATCTTTACCGATTCCA